TCTGCCACTGGGTCTCGGCGAGCGACTGCTGCTGGTGGATGCTGCTCTGGAGGCTGCCCGGCGCCTGCTGATAGTCGGTGCTGAAAGCCTTGCCGTCCTTGCTCACCTTCTGCGTCGCGGTCCGCACATCGGTGGGCGTGATCTGCTGGTAACTGGTGATGGTGTGTGAGACAAAGATGCTGGGATCCCCAGTGTTCGCCCGCTGCCACTTCTCCTCGTCCTTGAGGACCAGGCGCCACTTGTCATCATAGCCATAGGCCGTGGTGGTGATCACACGCTTCGGGTACTCGGCCTCGAGGTTGGTCTGCTCCTCGATCACCGACTTGCTGAGGAGACGGCCGAGCCAGCGCCCATCCTCATCGGTCACATCCCGATAGGTCAGATCCTCGGTTGTCTCGCTGACCTGCGATTTGACCCCATCTACCTCGGTCCAGGTCTTCGTCTTCCGATGAGTCGGGGACTGCTCCTCGATGGTGACCTCGGCCTTCGGGTCGCCTCCCTCCTCGGGGATGCCGCTGGTGAGGTCTTTCCGCGTCGAGTCATAGACGGTCAGGTAGGTGTAGGTCTCACCATAGACATCAATATCGCCGACCCGAGGCTGCCGCGCCCGGCTGACGGTGGCCTGGCCCAGGGAGCAATCAATCGTGCCCGCGTTCGCGCCCCTACCCCGCCGGCGCACCACCAGGTGCTCGCCGTCCACCCAGACGTCGGCGCGGTACCGCTTGGTCTGCTGGAGCGGCTCGAGAAGCCGGCCGAGCGCGGAGGTCGCCGATTCATCGCCGTTGAGGGCGAACCCTTTGAGGTGGTAGTTCGGCGCCTCCCAGATCAGCCCGAGGTCCACCCGCGCCGCGATCTCCCCGGCGATGTGCATGGCATCGGGATAGCTGGCCTCGGCCGGCTCGGCGCCGCGACCATAGGGGCGGAAGCCGAAGAATTCCGGCCCCCGCTCGTCAATCAGAAGCGCCGCTTTGTCCCGCGCGTGCACGCGCTGCCGCGTCTGGCTCTCGCTCGGCTCCAGTGCCGCCTCGTCCACCCGGAAGATCCCATAATCATCGTAGCCGACGCCGTTCAGGCCGAGCCGCACCTGGATCAGATCGCCGACGTCCAGCGCTCGCCAGGCCTCCGCGATCGGAGTCAGTGGCGACGCGGTGTCGCGCTCCACCAGCACCAGGTCGAGAGCATCGGCCAGGTTGCCGAGGTTCGAGTCAATGGTGGCGCTGATTGGCTTGACCTCGATCGCCATCTAGAGGAACTCCACCTGCGCGGCCGGCGCGATCACCTGCGCCTGACCGGCGGCCTCCTGGGCCTGGTTCAGCACCGCCGCCTCCAGCATCACCCGGTCCACCACCAGGGGGGAGATGGTCGCCAGCAGCTCCACCGCATCGGTGATCCGATCATGGAACACATCCGCCATCAGCTCGAGGCGATCGGTCAGTCCCGGCACCACGGTTGCCTGAACCTCGACCCGGCTGATCACATTGGGGACGATGGCGATCTCGGTCTCGGTGGCCGAGGCGCTGTCCGAGTCGTAGCGGGCGATCGCGCCCGAATCAGTGCCGGCGGCCGCCTCCGCGCCCTGGATCGCCCGGCTGGCGACAGCATCCTGGCCGGTCGCGGTCTCGGCGGCGGCCATCTCCCGGCCCACCACCGTCTCGGTCGCCACCCCGGAATCGCTCGAGGTCTTGAGTGCGGGGCCCTGCGTATCGCCCTGGCGGAAGGCGAACCAACGGTAGTTCTTCCCGACCTGGTTGACCGTGGTATCCGTGCCGACCTCGAACCCATCGCTCAGGAGCGCCTGGATGCGGTTCGTCTGCCCCGACCCGAGGCCGAAGCCGTAGGTCGCATCACCCGGCATCGAAGAAGTGCGAAAGACGGACGATGTGACCTCGCCGATGACCACCACCACGTCGGGCGCGAATCCCAGACCGGCGATCTGCCGGCCATCCACTCCATTACCGGCATAGAGTCCCGAGGCGCTCCAGCCAGCCACGGCCAGGAAGGCGAACCAGGTGTACTCCCAGCCGCTGTAGTTGATGTCGGCCTGGTTTCCGACCTGGAATCCATCAGCCCCGAATGATTGGATCAGGTTCGCGTACTCGCCGCCGAAATGATTGGCGGAGAGGTCACCCACGAACTGGTCCGTACGCGCGTAGGAGTACCGCGCCTGGCTCCTGCACCGAACCACCACATAGTCTGGCTCAAATCCCAGACCGGTGATGTCGCGGTTGTCCGTCCCATTGCCGGTGTAACCGCCGACCGCGAAATCGGCCCCATTATCGCAGAAGGCCGCGTAGTAGTAGGTCGCGCCGCTCGCATTGACGGAGGTGCTTGTCCCCAGGGTGAACCCATCTGCATCGAGGCTCTGGATGCAGTCGGCCGCCGCGGCCTCATTCGCGAAGAAGACGGAGAGGTCGCCGGCCAGATTCGAAGAACGCCAGGCCGGGTACCCCGTGCCGGAACCGCCTCGTTTCACCCACACGAGATCGGGCTGGAACCCGATCCCGGTGATCTGGCGGTTATCCGTCCCGTCGCCGACGTAGCTGCCGACTCTGAGCTTCATCGCGTCCCTATCATGCCAAGCTGATCGAGACCTGGAGCATCCACGAGCCGGCATCCTTGGTGCCCAAGCTCGCGACCTTCCGGTTCAGGTTCTTGTTGGCGCTGGACCCGTTGTCTATGGTCCATTCCTTCCAAGCGAATTCGGCGACGTCTTCGCCGAAGGTGGCCTGGAAGGTGACCTTCTTATCCGCCAGCGCGCCGACCACCGGGAAGCCGGCATCCATCGCGGCGAAGGCGGTGTTGCCCCCCTGGAGCGCGGTCTGCGTGTCCACCGCGGTGGTGTCGGAGTCGCCCACGCCGATCCGGGCATTGGCCTCGGAGTAGACGGTCGCGGTCTCGCCCACCAGCAGGTTCCAGAGCTCTTGAATGCCCTCGCGCAGGAGTACATTGTCCTTGATGGTGCGATCGGCGTAGGCGGCATGCTCGGCGAAGAAGCGCCGCTCGCCCTCCTGCTTGCCGAACCGGCGGCGATAGGTGTCGACGTCGCCCTTGAATTTCCGAACCCGCGTGGTGCAATGCCAGCGGATCGCCTCGCTCTCCATATCAGGCCTCCTCGAGCTGCACGTATCCGCGCCGGGGATTGCCCACCTGAGTGGTGTCCGCCGGCACGTTGAACCTCATCCAGCAGGCGGCGTAATCGCCGACCGCCATGTCGCCGATCGTGATATCGGCGGTCTGCCAGGTCCCCGCCGACCCCGAGGTGTTCAGGGTCGGGATCTCCGCGCCCAGGCTCGCATCCGGGATCTGGTCCAGGTACTCGGTGGTGGTGTTGTTGGCGATCTCGTAGACCAGCATCTTCTGGCTGCCGCCCACTGCGGTGCGGTAGATCCGCCGCTTGGTCACCCCGCTCGGGCCGGTCGGGATGTTGGTGAGCTGCACCCGCTCATTGCCCCCGGTGGTGCTGATCTGCGCCTCCGTGCCCGCGGTGGTCTCGCCGTTCGCGGTCAGGAAGGTGATCGCGTACTTGTAGAGCCCGACCTCCAGCTCGCTGCCGGCGGCCGTCGCCAGACTGGGCGCGCCCGGCGCCGCCTTCGGCAGGTCCGGGGCGATCTGCAGAAAGCTCAGGCCGTCATTGGCTCCGATCGCCTCACGCGCGAGCTGGCAGCTCTCCAGGGTCTCGCTCGCGGTGCTAGTGTTGGCCCACCAGATCCGGCGAGGCGTGCTGGCCTCGCCATCCCGGATCGTCCCCTCGTCATAGCTCGACTCGGCCGGGGTGACGCCGTCACTCTCGTACTTGGTGACCTGTTTAGCCATCTGACTCTCCATAGGCCCGGCAGAAGGCGCGGGCCAGGTCGTCCGCCGCCTCCTCGATCTTGTCCGTGAAGCCTTTGCGGGCGAGACTGCGGGCCGGCTCCGCGATCTCGTCACAGCAGTGGTCGGCCCACCGCTGCATGCCGACGAGCAGCAGATGGGAGACCTCGTGGCAAGCGATCAGGTCCGAGGGCGCATGGGATGGTTTGTAGCGGAAGACCACCTCCCGGTGGGTCTTCTCGCAACTGTAGGCGGCCGCCGTCTCCGCGTGCTCATCCGGAGCGAATCTGACCCGCCATCCCGGATCCGGCACGAGCCGGTCGAACCACTTCCGGAAGAGCGCCTCCCACCGGCGCTCGCTAGCACTCACCTGCGGCTGGCATCTGCGTTTCACAGCGCCTCCAGCACATCGAAGGTCATCTGCACCTCGAATGCCTCCACGCCACGCAAGTGGTCTGCCTTCAGGTCCCGGAAGAAGACGAGGTAACTGTCGCCCTCGTGATCGGTCCACTTCCACGCCTGGCCGGTCACTGCGAACTTCGTGCGCAGATCATCGAGCGTCATCGGCTCGACCCACCCGGTGCGGAGGGCGATCTCCCGATCGGCATCGCTCACCCCGAAGTCCTGAATGACCCGGCTGCCATCCATGGTCGGATGCGAGCTGCTCCGGCGTGGCGGCGGCCCCGCCGTGTACTCGCTGGGGTCGAAGTCGAGGTAGGTAGGATCCGTATCGTTGGGATAGCTCAGGCAGCACTGGCTGGCCATGTCAGTCCCTCGGGTGCGCCTTCTCGCGGTCGAGTTCGTCGGCGATCTGATCCATGAGCTCGCGAATCTTGGGGCCGGGCGTCTGCCGCTTCCCCTCGTAGTAGAAGTTGGTGACCCGGGCCCCGCCCGATTCGGTGGTGATCCGGCCCCAGCCCGAGACCGTCGCCAGCGCGGCCGGCCTGCCTCCGACCGCCTGGGCGATAGTCCGCTGCAGGTCCTCGCTCCGCGTCTTCATCAGGTCGAAGACCTTGGTCAGCGCCTTCGAGGCCGTATCAACATAGGAGCCGAGCTTGCTCTGCTCATCCCCGAGCATCTTCATCGTCTGCTCGTGCCAGGTGCGCCGCTCCGCGAATACCGCGCGGTCCGCATCGAGGGCGGACTGCTCGGCCTGCAATGCCGCATCTCTGGCGGCTGCCAGGGCGGTCTGTGCCTCGGTCTCGGAGATGGCGTGACCCTGCCAGGCGGCAATGGTCGCCTCCCGGTACTTCTCAGCCCAGGCGGACATCTGGTCAGCCGAGGGCATGATGCCGGCCGCTGCTTCGGGCTTCGCCGCCTTGAGCTGAGCGAGGTAATCCTTGTTGACCAGGCCCGCCGCGTATTCGCTCTCCTGCCCGGTGATCTTGAGTTGATCGAGCGCGTAGGCGCGGCTGAGATCGAGCAGTCTGAGGCGATGCTGATAGAGGCCGAGTTGAGCATCCCGCTCTTCCTTGGTCCACTGCAGTCGCTCGTCGTGCGCCTTCTGCTCATCCTGCTGGAGCTTATCGCGGAGAGTGGCGAGCTCCTCGGCTGCGGTCTTTTGCACCTCGGTCTGTCGGGCCACCAGGTCGAGCCAGTGGGGATCGCCGGCCTTCCTCTGCTGCTCGGCGATCTTGCCCGTCGCCTCGGCGATCAGGGTGAGTTGCTCGACGTACTGGCCCGCGCTCAGGACGCCGGCCCGGTAGAGCTCCTCGGTCTGTCGCTGCCAGGACTCGGCCGTTGCCCTGATGGTCTCGGAGCGGCTCTCCGCGCCCTTGCGCGAGATGTCGGTGAGGGCCCCCTGAAGTTTCAACTCGGCCTGGGCCCGTCTGTTGACGTCTTCCTGGGCCGCGGCGAACTCGGTCTTTGCTGCCTGGGCTGCCTCGAGCAGAGCCGCCTCATCGGTCTTTCCCTGGGCCTTCAGGAGCTCGACCTGGAGCTTGACCCGTTCGTCCTTCCACTTCTTGGCTTCGAGCCAGATGCGCTGGTGCTTGTACTGCTCGAGGGTCACCTGGTCTATGCCGGCCTTGCGCATCGCCGCCGTCTCGCGCTCGATCTCGGCGATTGCACTCGCGCCGGCCGCCTTGCGGAGGACCTGCCTGACCTCTCCCTGGTGGCGCTCCCATTCCAGGAGCGTCCGCTCTGCCTCCATGGCAGCTTTCTCTGTCTGCCGTGCCAGTTGGGCCGCTCTCAGGGCCAACTCTTCCTGCTTCTTCAGTTCACCTATCCGGGCCCGCCAAGTCTCGACCTGGTAAGGCTCCACCCCCTTGGTCTTGCCTGCTTCGTACTCCCTGATTCCCTCGCTGAGGGCGTCTATGTACCCCTGGATTTCGCGGACCCGCTCCTGGGCCGCGTTGCTCGCCTGGCCGGCCGCATAGACCTGCTGCCGGGCGGCCGCTTTGCTCGTCTCGAGCGCCTGCCGCGATTTCTGATCGAACTTCCCCTGGGCATCGGCGGTGACTATGATGGCATGGTAGAGGCTGTCATACCCCGTTATCAGGCTGGGGAACTGATGCGCCAGTTGATCGGTGATCTTCTGCTGTTCGGCGAGTAGCGATGGGGCGACGCTGCCGCCGGGCTTTGCCTTCGCTTCGGCGATCTTCGCATTGACCGCGGTGAGCTGATCGAGTAGCCCCTTCAGGGCCTCGGCCTCCCGCTTCGCGCTTTCCGTCTGCTCCCGCTGCGCCTTCGCCGCCGCCTCGACATGGTTCGTGTAAAGGAGCCAGGCCTCGATGGCCGCCCCGATGCCGATGGCGAGCCATCCCACCCAACCGATGCTGGCGAAGAAGGTCCGCACGGCGATGGCCGCGGCCCGGAATGCCAGGACCAACCGGCCCATCGAACCAGTAACAACCTCCATGCCGCGACCCATGTTGACCAGCGCGGAGTAGTCACCGGGGCGGACGAGTTGCCCGGCAAGTGTCACCAGCGTGCCGGCTGCCATCTCGCCTTTCAGCAGACCGAAAGCGACCGCCATTGCCTTCGCCCAGGCCAAGGTGAGCGCGACCGTGCCCTGGACACGGGCCTGATAGAGCATGAGTGCGCCGGCGACCCCGAAGAGGGCAGTCCCAAGCAGTGCTGCGGCGGCCGCGGTGGCCCGCAGTGGCGCGGGCACGGCCTCGGCCATCCCCCGGCCCAGGGTGATCATCATCCGGAGCACGCCGCCGAGGGCGTTCATCATGGGGAGGATGATGTTGCCCAGCGTCTCCCCGGCCTGCTTCGCGGTGACGATCATCCTCGCCCACTGCATCCGGAAGGTCTGCTCGGTCTTGGCGAAGGCCGCATCAACCGACCCGGTGGCGGCGCTGATCTCGGTGAGCTTCTGGGCGAACAGCCGGCCCTCGTCCGCGGCCAGGGCGGCCACCGCCTTGAAGGCCCGCGCCCCACCCGCCATCTGGATCATCGCCTGCTCGTCATCGCCCGCCGCCGCGGTCAGGAATGCGATGGCGCCGGCGAATCCCTTGGCCTGGATCAGCGCCTGCCCGGATTCGTACCCGGCCGACTGGAGCGCCGCCTTCAGTTGCGCGCTCGGGTTCGTCATCCGGATCATCACCATGTTGAGGCCCATCAGGCTGTTCTCGGCGTCATAGCCGACCGTGGTCATGGTGGAGAGGGCCGCCGCCAGCTGGTCGTAGCCGATCCCGAGTTGCGAGGCCACCGGCACCAGCCCCTTGATCGCGCCGGTGATCTCCGTGAATGTCATGCGGCCTTTCAGGCTGGCCTGGTACAAGGCGTCGGTGACCTTGCCGGCCTCTGAGCCGGCGAGGTTGTAGCCCCGCAGCACCGTCACGAGCGTATCGCCGACTGCGGTCACATCCGCGCCGCCTGCCACCGCGGCCTTGGTCGCGGCCTCCAGCACCTGCATCCCCTCGGCGCCCCTCTTGCCGGCCTTGCCGATGTTGGCCAGGGCTTTCGACAGCGCCTCATCCTCGATGCCGGTGGCCCGGGCGAGTTCGTGGAGGTGCTCGGCCACTCGCTCCAGCTCGGTATCGCTCAGTTTGAGCACCTTGTTCATGTCGGTGAGCGCGGATTCCATCTCGCTCGCCAACTTGACCGCCACCGCACCAACGCCGGCCGCCGCCGCCGCGAAGCCGACCAGGGCGGTCCCGATCTGCATCGCCTTCGCGCGGTTCTCCTCGAGCAGAGCATTGGCGCGCTGGAGACCCTGGCGGAAGTTCGTCAGGTCGAGTTTCAGGTAGGCTGTGACTTCCCCGACTGTCACTTGATCCTCAGTCCCAGCACTCTCGCCAGGTCGAGCGCGTTAGTCCCCTTCGGCCGCAGTCCGCGTTCCCGTCGCAGGTCGCGGACCACCCGCTGGAAGGCCTCGAATCCCTTCTTGCCGCTGCGCGCGCTGGCCGCTACGACGTAGGCCAGGTCCATCTCCGCAGCGTCCCGCAGTGCATGCCGCCGCCTGATGCGACCCGCCATGTAGAGGATCTGCCCGGGCGTCCATTGCTCGGCGATCTCCTTGGGCGAGCCGCCGTACTCGGCCATCACCAGGTCGAAGGCATCCGCCCAGCCGCCATCGGCTACAGGATCGGCGCCGTCTTCAGCAGTTCCGCGATCCGCGGGATCTCCGCTCTCAGTAAAGGGAGTTGGTTGACCTCGAGGATCGCCCGGATGAGTTGGAGAAGCTTGAGCGGCGTGAGATGCTGCATGAGGTAGGCGGGTTCGACCCCGAGGAGTTTGCCCAGGAACTCCTCCAGCGCGCCGGCCAGCAGTGGCACCAGGGTGTTGAGGTGCTGCTCGAAATGCTCGATATCAATCTGGGGCGCCTCGGTGGCCAGCCGCTGCAGGATCTGGCCCAGTTCGCCCGATACCGCTTTGATCTCCGCGAGGGTCAGCGGCCGGACGATCACCACCTGATCGCCGATCTCGAAACGCCGCTCCTCCGGCAGCACCACCTGGTCACCGGGGCTGGATTTGCGCCGCGCTGCCAGCCGCTTGATCCACTCTTTCACGCCCATGCCAGCTCCTTACTCATGGGGGCGGCCCCGGGTGAGAACCGCCCCCATCGCATCACGCGCTCCGGCCACCCTGTCAGGCGGCTAAGCGACGGTGTACTCCTCCATGTTGCCGAGCTGGTCGCCGGCCCCTCGGCTGGTATCGGCGAGCACGGTGATCTTCATCGGGATGTTCGTGGCCTTGTCCTTGCCGATCGTGACATCGCCATCGAACCCGACGTTGCAGCGGTAGAAGGTCACCGCGTAGCGCTTGCCCGTCGGCCCGGGCAGGATCAGCAGGACCTCCTCATCGGTGATGGTGGTACGGCCTCCAAAAGACATCCGCCGCGTCCCCTCGCCGAGATCCACGATCTCGCCCGCTCCCAGCACCTTCTGGTAGTTCTCCAGGCTCGCCTCGAGCAGGGGCACGCTGAGCTCGCAGCTCACCTCGCCCGGGTACGTCTTCACCGGCGCGCTGGAGTGCTGACCGAAGATCTTGTTGATGCCCTCGCTCAGCGTCCAGCCGATGCTGTCGGAGAAGTCGCCCATGTACTGGCCGCTGACGTAGACGGCGAGGGCGGCCCCCACGACGACGGCGTCCGGGTCATCGGCGCCCGCGATGAAGAAGAACAGGGCCTGCTCGAGTGAGTCATCCGGGGTTGTCTCGCTGACGTCCGCCACCCCGATATCCCACAGGCCGCCCTCATCGAACTCGGTGGCATGCAGCGTCAGGGTCAGCTCCGTGGCCGAGACATAAGCGATCCGCGATGGGTCCACCACGACCCAGGCCGTGTCCCCATGCTTGCGGCAGAGGACGACGCTCTTGCTGCCAGCATCGAGGAAGCCCGTCCCGACGATGGTGATCTGATCCGCGGCATCACCGAATCCGGGCTTCACACTCGTAATCGTCGTCGCCATTTCACTCCTCCTGTTGGTTAGCTACTCGGCCTTCGTAGATCGAAGGCCGCATTGAATGAGGCGAGATGAGCAGTCTCTCCGTCCGCCTGCTCCTCGCCGATGTAGGCGGGGCTCGCCGTCTTCTCGATCGTGAAGGCGTGCAAGTCCCCCATGGTCAGGCCGCCCTTGCGGGGCAGCCGGTTGAAGACGCTGTAGGCCTTGGCGAGCGCGCCATTGGGACTCGCCGCCCTGGCCACCACCTGGATCGTCGGATGTTCGCGCAACCCGTAGAGCTCGGGCGGGAACCCGCCCGTCGCGTAGAGCGTGAGGCAGGCGAGAGGAGTGGCCGGCCGGCTGAGCTTGAAGATGGTGGTACCGACCACCCCCTCGGCCTGGCTTGCCAGCCATGCCCCGAACTCGTCAATCAGCAGGCTCACCTCTGCGCCGCCTCGCGCATGCGCGTGGCCATGTGGTCAATGTAGCGGGCGCCCTGCTGCTTGAGGGGATCCTCGAGGTACTTCGCCTTGCCGCCCTTCGGGTGTTCATAGTCCATCCGCTCATGCTGCGCCAGGGCGTAGACGGTGTTGAAGCCCACGATTCCGACCACCGATTGGCCGATGTCGAGGGCGACCTCCGGCTCGGCCGCGACCGCGTGGCGCTCGGGTCCGATCTGCTTCACGCCGGCGCTCGAGACGCGCTGGCCGTCCACGTAGACCGCGGCCGTGCCGCTGCCCCGTAGTGTCCCTTCATCCAGCGGCGCATCGCGCATGGCGCGGCCGAGTAGGTCCTCGGAGACCTCGATCATGCCCTGCTTGGCGCCGGCCATGACGCGGGCATGCAGCTCACCGCTGGTTGATAGCTCGCGGCTGAGCTTCTCGATCCCGGTGAAGCTGAACCCCACCGATCCCGATCGCTTGCCCTTGGCCCCGCTGAACCTCATGCCGACTCCTCAGCAGAACGCCCTGGTCAGGGCGGGTTCGCCGGCCAGGTCCCGCGGCCGGCTGATCGCTATCACCGCGAACCAGGTCTCGCCGTCCAGGGAAACCTGATCTCCACTCTCGAGCGGCTCGCCGCCGGTCAGGGTGACCGAGATCTCGGAGAGCACCTCGACCCCGTCCGCGTTGCGCACGAGCCGACGCTTCTCGGTCCACCGGCCCCGGCTCTTGACGGCGGTCTCGAAGGTCGGCTGCCCGTACTCATCGGGGCCGGCATTCGCCCGCCGCCAGATATCCTGAGCTAGGTAGGACTCGATCACGGGGCTGCTACTTGGCCGGTGCGATCAGATCCAGGTGGCTCTGGTAGTTCTTCACCGCGGTGAGGACGGCCGCGGCCAGCACGGCCACGATCGCCTTGCCGTCCAGCCGCTGGCCCTTGCTCACCGTGTCCAACACGAAGATCGCCACCGGAATCCAGATCACCGCGGTGTTGGCCGCGATGCGCTTGATCAAAGCATCCGCGTATGCACTCATGGCACGACGTCCTTTCTCATGCGAAGGTGATCTCCTCAGGCCTGATCCGCAGCCGTTCCCACCGGCCCCCGCCTGTCCGGATCTCGATCACGGCGATCCGGCATGCGATCATTCGCACGAACGTATGCAGGAGGGCCCGGGGAAGGCAGCGGCTGGCCATCCCAGTCAGGCGCATCAGGGCGCAAGCGAGTTTCATCCGCCACGTCCTCACGCCGATGCTGATCTCCAGGTCCAAGGTAGGCCTCATCATCCGCTCCCGGGCGTGAACTCGCCCAGCGGGTTGTTGCTGGTCGCGATCATGCCGGTCCGCTCGATGAAGGGCGCGAGCAACTGCCGCGCCTGGCTGCTGGTCAGCGGCGATGCGGTCCGCGCTTTGTCGGAGAAGGTCTCGCTCAGGCCGTCCACCGAGAACTGCTGGACTCCGCCGGCCTGGAGCGCTCCTCTCCTCTGCTGCTCAGCCCCGAACGCCAGCAGGCCCAGCGCCTCCTCGAATTGTGCCAGTCTCACTGGCTCGGGGATGATGTAGGCGCCGCGGGCGTCCACATCGCGGCAGCGCGGAAAGGTCAGCGCCTGGGTGGCCACGACCGGGCTGAGCAAGTCGGCCAGCACGCGCCGGTTGACGCGGAGCCGGCAGGATTCGATGGTCCGGCAGGCCGTGACCAGCGCCTTCTCCTTGTCCGCGGTGAGAGCTGTCTCCCACGCGCTGGCGTGGAGCCGGCCGGCGAAGTACCCCTCCGCCTCCGCTAGGGTGACGTAGGAGTTGCTGGCCTCGCCCGAGATGGTGGCGACGATGTCGGGCACAACCCTAGACCTCGACCTCTTCCACCAGGTCGCCACGCTTCCACAGGATGTGAATCGCGTGCGCGGCTGAGAAGCCTTTGGGTTCCTTGCCCAATGTCAGAACCAGATCACCGTAGGTGATCTTCACGCGATCGCCCTTTCGGGAGCGCAGGTAGAATTGCTCGCCCTTGCTCGCCGTTGCCTCGAGCGCCTTCGTGCGAGCGGGTTCCGGCAGAGCCATTCGCTCCGCGAGGCTGGGGCCGGTCGGCGCCGCTGTCGGGGCCGGTCGAGACTCCGATTCCTCGGTCTCAGGTTCAGGATCCGTCTCGGTCCCTGGTTCCTCGGATCTGGCGGCGGCCGCCGGGTCATCCTTCACCTTGTGTCTAGCCATTCGCTCCTCTTCATGGGAGGCCCGGCCCCTCGCCCGGGCCTCCGCAATGGATTGCAGTCGAGCCGCCTACGCCAAGGCGTAGGTCAGCAGAACGTCAATGTGAGTGCAGCCGGTCAGGCTGTTGCCGGTCTTCCCGATGCTGATCGCGTCATCGGCATCCAGCGCCGCGAACGACGCGCCATCCGCCAGGATGGAGGCATTCGCGGCTCCCGCCCGGAGCAGAGCCGACTGGGTGAGGCCGGCGACGGCGGCCGCGACCAACTTGGTCGCGCCATCGAGGATGTCCACCGTGGTGGCGCCGGCGGCCCCGCCGCCGATCGCGATCAGGGAGACATCCACCAGGCGCAGGGTCTTGCCCGAGGGCGGGGCCACCAGCTCGTGCCCCGAGTTCACCTCTGCCGCGGTCACACGGTGGCGGATGCTCAGGAGGACGCCGGCCGCCAGAGCCGCCGCTCCCACCGCCCCATCGGCGATGTTGTCGGCCTCGACCGCGGCCGCGCCCAGCTGTAGGTTCTCAATGGCGGCATCGGCGATCGCAGGCGTGTCAACCGCCTTCGCCCCGAGGCCATCGGCGACGACGGCTCCGGTGGCGATGTTATGCGCCTCCACCGCGTCATCCGCCAGCTTGCCGTGGGTGACGTTGGCATCCTTGATCTTCGCGGTTTCGACCGCATTGGACGCCAGCGAGGCGGCTACCAGGCCTCCCGGCTTAACCGCGATCTTCTGACCGACAGTCACGTAGATCGTGCTGTCGTCCACATTCGCATCCGCCAGGATGGCATCGGTCTGCAGTTCGCGGATGATGGTGCCGAGGGCAACATCACCCAGGTTCGGACACGTCGCGTGGTCGAGCTCCTCAAGCTGCTTATCCGTGATGGCCATTGGTCATATTCTCCTCAGTGGCGATCCCGAGACGCTAGGCGCTCGGCATTGCCCTGACCCTTAGGCCAGGTCCGTGATCGAGCCCTGGACGTACGGGTTCGAGCAGACGAGTTGCGCGTAGTGGATCAGCCACATCTCGAGCGCGTCCGAGGTGTTGCCCATCAGCAGGATCCCGAAGCCCGGCATGCCGGGCACCGCGACCACATTGCGCAGCGACCGCGCCAGCTCGCTGTTGGCCGTGACCGGCAGCATCTCGTAGCTGAAGCGGCTGACGTCGACCACGTCCATCTGAGTGGCTCCGTAGCCCGGGCAACGGATGACCGGCACGCCCTCGAAGTCCAGTGCCATGTAACCGCCCGAAAGGCGGACAGGTGTCTGCCGGCGCTCGCCCTTGTAGAGGGCACCGAAGGAGCGCCACTGGGCGGGACTCGCCCAGATTTCCAGCGCCGCCTGATCGGCGCCGCGGGAGATCACCTCGTCAACCACGTCCGCGATCAGCGCCTCGGAGAGGTTGCGGGGTGTGGCGGAATTGTCATTGATGTACGACTTCCACCATGTATGGGTGGAGCGGTCGATGCCGGCGTAGGTGCCGGTCTCGGCGATTGCCGCGTATACACCGGTGATATCCTTGGCCGAGTTGCCCGCGCCGTTTGAGAGCAACTGGGATTCAATAGACAGGCGCATGTCACGCACGCCGTTATCGAGCTCGGCCCGGAGCATGTCGATGAACGTTCCCCCCTGTTCGGAAGTCGCCAACGTCAGGCCGCCCAACCCGATCTCGGCCTTCACGCTCTTGTACTCGAGCGTGGCAGGATGATACGACTGCTTCCCCGAGCCGTCGGCCGTATCGCCCTCGGCATAGCTGCCCACCGAGGTGTTGCCGGCGTAGTTCACCTGCCAGTCAATGCGGGGTTTGCCTTGCCGGACAAGGCCCTGCGCCTCGAGCCGGCTGAGCAGGAAGGTCTTCGTCTTGAGCGCCGTCACAAAGGCCGGACCATACAACTTCACGACCTGGTCGGCCAGATCAGTCAGAGCTAACATGCCTGTTCGCCTCCTGTGCGGAGCCGATCAGGCGGGGGTCACTTCTGGGCAGCGGCCCAGGCGCCCAGCCTGTCTCCGGCTTCCGCGATGGTCTTGGGCGGCGGCTGTTCCGTGCTCGTCTGGCCCGGATTGCTCGCCGATCCCACGGTCCGCGACTTCGGGTCCGAGGCGACCAGATAGGCTTTGTCTTTGACCAGCGTTGTCAGGAGCTCGTCGAGGCCGGCGACCTTGCCCTCATCATCCACGCTGACCGTGGCAAAGCCCGGCAGCGACTTGGCGATGAGGAAGGCCGCATCCGGATCCACGACCCCGGCCTTCGCAGCTCCGAGCAGGAAGCGGCCCTTGATGAGATCGTCCTTGCGGCCGGCGACCTCTTTCTCTCGGGCCTGGCGCTCCTTCTCATAGAGCGACTTGTACTGTTCCTGCTCCTCGAGCGCCTTACGTTCGGTCTCTTCCCGCGCGGCGGCAATCTCCGCGAGTTGCTTCTCCGCGCCACTCGCTCGGCGCCGGAGTCCCTCGAGTTGCTGGCGCACGCCGCCCGTGTACTGCTCGTCCGACAGGTCGAGCGTGCCATCCGCCAGCAACTTCGCTCGCTGCTCCTCGGTCAGCGCGAGGCGGAAGCCGGTCGGCTGCTGGGCCGGCGGGGTCTGCTGCTGTTGCTGACCACCGCCGCCACCCTGATTCCCACCGCCGGCCTGCCCGCCGTCGCCCGCGTCGCCGTTACCGGCGCCGGACGAACCGTCGCCTTCCGTGAGAGCCATCGCCACCGCGCACGACAAACACGCCAGTGTCAAAGTGATCCCGATCATCCTGGTCTCCTCCCGTTTTCGGGCCGTCGCCCTCTCGCGGGCAGATCCGCTCCCCGCCGCGTCAATGAAAGCTCAGTCCTCTGAGCTTGGTGCCTGTGGAGCATCCTCTCCCATCGCCTTGTAGTGCTTGCGGATATGGGTCAGCGCGGCCACACGTGCAGACCGAGGCCAATCAGGCCCGCCCGGATGGCGAGCTCCGTGCAACTCGCCGAGTCTCGCGTGTACTGCCCTTCGGTTCACGATCAGGGTGTCGCCCTTCAACTCGTGATGAGGCCCGCCCCATTCGCTGCGCTTCTTCGGGTCAGGGACGTAGAGATAGGCCTCTCGGATGGCGGCCGCGTCTCCGGCCTCGGCCAGTCGGCGGCCCAGGGCAGTCCGTTTCTCCTCCGGGTACGGCGTATCGGCGAAGGTGCTGTTCTCGATCTTGATGTCGGTGGCCATGGTCCGATCACTTGCCCTTGTGCTTGGCTCTCGGATGGCCCTTGCCCTGATAGCCGCTGGCGAAGGCCGCGTTGCCCTGGCGCTGAGCCGCCACCTTGGTCGGATAGACCTTCCCGTGGCTCCCCCATTTCCAGCCGCCCTTGACCTTATGCACCGGCATGACGCACCTCCCCGGCCAAAACGAAAGAGGCGGGCTCCCCACGGCCTTCGCTCTCGCGTTAGGTCTTGGGAAACCCGCCTCGTCATCTCACGCTGGCGGACCGTCTTCAGTTGTTGAGAGGACTATACCACGTCGGACCCGTTAGTCAATAGGCCCTCCGTCGGCCACCCCGCCTCCCCGAGTATGCGGCGGCACCGTCTCCTGATGCGATAGGCACGGCGGCCGGCCGGTCTGGCGCGGCCCAGGGCCTGCATCTCGCGGATGTCGCGGAGGTACTGCCGCATCGGCTGTAACGTGGCCACGCGTGCCGCCACCTTGCTGAAGGCCGCGAAAGCTTCCGCCATCGAAGGCAGGGCCGCGGCCAGCTGCGCCATGGCATCAATGCCCGCCTGAACACGTTCGATATCGGTCATCTGGGTCATGCCGCTTTCTGCCTCTTCGCTGCTTTTCGCCGAGTGACTGCTGCCTCCTGCTGTATCCGCTTGCCCTCGGCCCGTGCCCGCTGCGGGAACTGCTTCGTGAACAATCGCTGGAGCGATGCCGGCGTGCCTTGGAGCGGCACCAGTTTGGC